TGATTGATTGTTTTCTGAATACTGTCTGATAAAATTCCAGACATCGTTATGAGTTCTTAAAAGATTATCAACATTGGCTTGTAACAATACATGGATTTGTTTATCATTTAATACTGCTGTAATTAACTTTGCTTCTGTATTATTCACTAATCCACTTCCTTGCTAGTTCCCTGCGCTCTGTTCTTTCTTTAATATCTTGCTCTACTTCTAGTTTACCATTAAGAATTTTTTCTGCATTGTATGCAAAGTAATTCCAAGTAGGATTTTCTGCTATCTTAAAGTAATAATCTAATAAATCATAACATTGAGAAATCCCGTATGACTCAACAAGAGCATCTGCAGCCCATTGTTCAACATTAAGATTCATATTAGACTTGGCTTCATATCTTTGTAGATGTAACTTATTATATCTACTTAGCAAAGCCATACGGTCTTTGCGCTCAGCCATATTAGTCCTCTAAGAGTGATTCTTTTGCGTCTTTTACCTTTTGAATAACTTGATTTTCAACAAAGGCATAAACACGATCCATTGCATCGCCAGTAGTTTCTCCTTGGCGTACATTATCAACTACCCCAAGATCAACTCTAAGGGATTGAAAATTTCCTAAGTTTAATGTGTATCCCAGTGTTGCTGATACCTTTGTGCTGTTATTTTCTTCCATACCCCACCATTTCTGTTATTAAATATTCTCTGCCCACACAGGAATAAACCTGCCATCTTCTGTCTTCGTATATGTAAGTATACCGTCTCCCATGCGCCTTGTCAATTCTTGGCTTGTAGGAGTCATATTATTTGTTATTAATTTGTCTTTTCTTGGTTGTCCTATATGTATAGTAGCCAGTATAGCACGGATGTCCCTTACCATGCTTTCTGAATAATAAGATCTTATTCTAAATCCACGCTCACCATTTATCTTAGCACCAATTGGCGGTGGGATCACTCCAGTCTTAATTAATTTTGGCATATACTTTCTATGACGATTAACTAATTTAGCAGTCTCTGCAACTGTATATGCACGTTCTCTATTTTTTCTAAAGTCTGCACGTAGACATGTTTCAAGTCTATCTTTTGTAATATTATAAACAGAAACTAGACCCGTAGATCTGGAACTATGATAGAGTCTAACAAGATCACCATTAAGAAACCATATTTTTTTATTGCCTTTAATTACAGTCTCGTTATTGTATGTTTCGCTCTGGATAATTCCTTTGCTAGTAACCATCGTCCTTCTTCACTTTCTGTTGGAGGGTGAAAAAAATTTCTTGATCCACATGTTATGCAATATGTTTCTATATGTTGAACTCCGCTATATTGTCTATCAATAAATAAACGACCACCACATTTTTTACAATTTATCATTAAATGTTTTTCTAGTTTGGAATACCAATAATGATTAAGTGTACTGCTAAAGATAAATCTCCAGATGCACCAAATCTTACTAGACCCTCAACTCTTGATGTTGTAACATTTTTTAAAATTACTGTTACGTTTTGTCCAGCGGGTGTGTTTCCTATGTTTACTGCGGTTGCAGTTGCAATAGGAGCAAACTTAAAATCGCTAGGAAAATCGTATGCAAATATCTTTTCGTTACCAGCACTAACAGTTGAGTTGTTTGCAACTTCAACATATCCACCAACAACACGGGCATCTGATGTTTTGATATTTTGTTTTCCAGCAGAGACTGTATCAATTGTTGTGTAGTTATAAGTTGCAGAAGAAACCTGTGTTGAAAGGTCATTGATCGTGTCTGCCAACTGATAGATGTACGTAACATCTAATGGTTGCCCTCGTTCTGGTAGTGGTACTTTTGCCATGTTATCTCCTTATTTCAATTATACTATAGATACTACGCTTGATTCAAATATTGTTAATGCTGCATTTCTTGTTTTATTAATACCTTCAACTTGAATTGCTACCCTTGCACTAGTAGTTCCTGTTTTTAAAAATGTATATGTATGTGTTGGGGATGTTCCGTGGTATTCATATGCTCCTCCATCAAATTTAACAAAAATATCATATGATGGCCTATTCAGTTCATCTCCCCAAACAGCAATTAAAATACCTCCAGTGTAAATTAGTTGTCCACTAACCTGTTGAGTATCTTCCGCTGGAACAACAAAAATTGGAGACCAGTGTGATGCTCTGTTTTTATCATCAGATACAACCCTATATCTGATTAGATGTTCGTTATCATCACCAACTGGTGGTAATTGATTTTTAGGAATTCTAACTTTTTTAATACCTGGATCAGCCATTATGATGTCATATCTACTGATAGGCCTATAGCAAATCTAAACTCAATGTAGTTACTTGTGTTTGATGGTTTTATTACAGTTGTTGCATCTGTATTTTTAATTACTGAATATCCAGTTAGTCCGTAAAGTGGGTTAACTGTTGCAACATTTTCTAGTCTCATTGCATCAAGTGCAACATAGTAATTTGAAGATGGAACATTATCAATTAATACACATGCATAAATTTTTGTAACCGTTACAGCATTCCAAGTAAAGTTTGCAGTTGTATAAAGTTCTTGTAGTTGTTTAGAAACAACAAAATATCTTTCTGTAGAAAAATCATATGCTCCACCGCTACTATCATCTACAACTTCTGCCTCAAACCTTGCAAACTCTGATCCAACTTCTTCTGTTGCTGCAAACTCAACTAAAATTCTAACAGAATCAGGAGTAATTACAGAATCTCCATTTTTATTAACTAAAGAAAATGCTAGTTTTAATTCATCTATTGGTGAGTTTCTTGTAAAGTCAATAGTTCCACCAGTTAGGTGTATGTGGTTTGATCCATCTTCAACAACAAAATGATCTTCTGTTGGTCCACTTTCTTCACTAATTGTAAGGTCTGCATTGTCGCCTTCAATCAAAATAATATTATTTAAAAATCTGCATCTTTCATATCTGTCTGCACGAGACTGTTTATAAAAAATTGTATTATCTGCATTTGTTTGAAATACTGGATCTGCAACTGCAATAACATTATCATCTTCTGGATCATCTAGTGGAGATGTATATGTAGGAATTTGTGAAACAGATGCTTCTGAATGGTATTGCCAATTTTCACCTTGTGTAAAAGAAAATACTGTCTTGCTATCAAACGACCCAGCAGATGGATTAGATCCCGCAGAGTATATTCCAACCTCTGTTATTTCATATCTTTCTTCTGTTGGTAGTTCTGCTGTTAATACTATCTTTGATATTCCGCCTTCATTTACAAAACCTCTAGAAGATATTGGAACTCTAAACATTTCAAGATCAAGATTTTCTTTTGCTGTGTAATCTCCAAAAGGATCTGCGGTAGCAAGAGGTTTGGCTCCGCACCCAACAGCAATAAATGAAGCATATGCTGGTGCTTGACCTAATAGGTATTTACCTATAATATTTTTACCTGTGTTTGTTATCATTATAATACCGCCTGATATATTGTACCATCTAGAGTGATCTCTACGTCTACTTGTTCGCTACTTGGCATATTTACTAACTCAATTATAAGATCGCCTGTGGCCTCTTCAAGATATACATATTCTCCGTTTGGACCACTTCCTGTTGTTGGAATTCTTTCATCAAGTTTTATAGAAAAGTTTGCAAAATATTTATCTGATGTCTGTTGAAGACTTAAAATGTTATTTGGGTTATACTGCTGTTGTAAGGAAGATAGATTTTTAATTGGTTGATACGAAATGGTTTGACCATTTACAATATCATTTCTAGCAATATTTATTAATTCTTGTCCACCAATGTCTTCAAATATTAAATCAGACATAATGTCTATTGGCATTGTTTCATCATCAAATAACACAGTATCTATTGATGCTGTTTTTACTGGTGGTGTTTGTGGGGCTTGAGGTGTTTGTAAAGTCATAGGTTGCTGTGGAGTTGGCGGAGTAGGAGTAATAATTTGCCCAAAATCTTCAAATGTTGATGTTGTTAATGGAATTTGCGTTTCTACATTATTAATAGGTGGTTTATAGTCAATTGCTGCATTTAATGTACTTGCTAATTTGTTTGTTAATTTATTTAATGTTGACATAGATGTTTTTGGATTTGCCAATGCTTTATCAAGTGCATTTTGTGCAGACCTAAATTTATCAATTGGGCTTGATTCTTTTGCAGCAGTTGTAGCGGATGGACTTGTTGATTGACGGTAATCGTCGTATGCACCCATGTTATACCTCGCTCAAATAAATACTCATTGATGGCCCTGTAAGTCTTCTTGCATACTCTATATTATACACAACAAACCTTGAGTCATCTGGTGTAACTAAATCTAATCCATCTGAGTCTTTATAGTTTACAGTTACAATATCTCCAAGTTGTAAAGTTGGAATAGAAAATGCATTAATTCCTATGTCTTTTCTTGGAACCATTGTTTTATTAACTATCCATCCCATCAAAGATTCAGCATCGTCCTGTGTCTGTATGTATGGAGTTTCAATACTAAATTCATTCTTTCCATATGTAAGTCTACTTAGTCTAATTTCGTCGTACCTTGCTTTTTCAACAAGGGGTGATAGGGTAAGCGTACTACCTAACAACTCTGGATCTGATAAGTTACCACGTTTTTTAAAGTAATCATCCACTGTTAGTTCATGAGTTGTATCTTGTGTAAATGTAATTCCTTGAATTCGTAAATAATTTCCAGTGGTTTCATCTAGGTTTATTGCGCTGTCTGTTGAGTTAAATATTAAGAACTCTGCTCCATATGAATCAGCATAGAATCCAGATGTTGTGTAACCTTTTATTCTATTAAATGTTGGTGAAAGTTGTGCGTATAGTGCTGGATAGGCACGATCATATTTAATATTAAAATAAGCACACTCACGCATAATTGTTCCAAATTCTTCAAAATACATATTATATTTTGGTGGTTGCTGAGAACTAATCCCTGAAAGATATGTTGACTGTATGATTCCACTCATTGCATATTTTCTAAATGAGTCACTAGCATTAATTTGTTTTTCTCCAAATGCAGATGCTAAAGTTTCTCCAACGGTAAACACAGTGTTTTGAGAATAATTTTCAGAAAGCGCATATACATTTTCAAACATACATCTTGAGGATCCACGAGTAAACAAAGCCATATTATTATAAATTGGCAAAGGATCTTTATCATCAACTATCTGAATTAACTTATTATTAATATATAAATAAAACCTTCTAATTTTTCCAATGTCTTGATACTCTACTGAAAGATCATAAACTGTTGGATTTTCTTCTCCAGCCATTCTATACTGACCAGTAAATCTTCCATCATCAACAATAATTTTTGAAAGACCTCCCCAAAGTTTTATTGGTATTGCATTTGTATTTGACGAGTCTTTTTTAATTTTATAAAAAACAATGTTGTTAATTGATATTTGTGATTGGCCTTGATTATTTGTTTTAAGATAAGACTCAATATTGTCTTCTGTTAAAGCAACAATTTCAAAATAATATCCATTGTTGGTTTCTGGATTAAGAAGAACTGCTAGTCCTCCAGAACCACCACCAATGCTTATATTTTGATTTGGCTCAGTACCGCTAACCTGGAAATATGGCGTACTTCCTATTGGTGTTTGTGTGCGTGTTTCGTTGTTTTCAATTTTGCCAACAATACGCATTCTTGTTCCAAAGTTTTTATAGGAACTATCTAACTCTTTATATACATAAGAAACTAAATTAATTGGTGTTTGTGTTGGGCCAAATGATGGTCCATTCATTACTAAAGCAGATGACTGTATTGTTCCAGACTGTGTTGATTTTAAATTATTAACCTGTGTTTCAGTTAAATAATTTGTAGCCATAAAGTTTTTTATAATACCACTTCTGGTTGTTTGAGTTGCTAATGGGTTGTTTACTCCTGCAGGACCAGTTGTTGTATTTGGCAGTGTAACTTCAGAGTCTAGAGTTGTAGTAAATAAATACTGTGCTTGCATATCACATCCACGAACATATGTGTTATCTGACCAATAACTATTTATTCCAGCAGTATGTTGTGCTATGGATGTTCCAAATTGACCACGGCCATGTTCTAAAACATCTCCATTTTGCAGTCTAGTTATTCCATCAATCGTCTCATAAAATGGAACAGAGTAAATTCTTATTAATCCTGTTGGATATATTTTTCCATTAAACGGCAATGATTGAAAATAGTTTTGATACTCTTGGTTGCTGCTAATCCAGACATTTCCAATACCAGTTATATTAAACTCTGCTGCATCATATTTGATAATTTCACCATTTGAATAAAAATATCCTTGATATCTTGTTAGCCAGTAAGCATTTTCTCCAAGATCAATAATGTTATTTGTAACAACATGGTTTACAACCGATGGAGCAGAACCATTTAGATCTGAATTAATTGGCATTGCGCCCAGCACATAATTACCCTGTTTTGATGCAACTTCATTTATTGTTTTTGTTGACTCAGTTCCAGAAACTTCCCATAATAGTGATGGCTTATATATCCATGTTTTATCTCTATCAATCATGCTTGATTGACGAATGTTTCCATAAGATCTTTGAATGTATCTTGTTGTATAATTTATTTTTCCATCATTATATATTTTTTTATCTTGAGATGCTATTGAAATAATATTTGGAAGATTTCCAGATGTTGCATTTTCTACTACGCCTGAATCTGTTTGATTTGTTGATCCGCTTAGCACAAAATCTGTTGCTCTATTTTCTTCTGTTGGCATTAAATAGTCTTTGCTCATTACAACAAAATTATTGTATTCATCAAAAAACATTGCTGTTTGTGTTGAAACTGCAAGTTGATTTAATACCTCTGCTACGTTTTGATCTGGTGCAATAAAAAAGTATGGAATAATTGGATCTTTGTCTCCAGTTATTCTTAAAAATGTATAATTGCTAAAACCAATATAGTCAAGCAAAAGTGTAATTGCATAACTTAGTGATGCCTCTGTAACCAACATTCTTGGTGCAGGCATTGATTCTAAAAAGAAATAAAAATCTCTTAACTCTAAACTTATTGTTCCACCAGTAACGTCTGCTTGTGGAAATCCTTCTGAGTATAAAGTTTTAATTGGTACATAATAATCAAATCCATCAACATTAAGGATTACTTCATAAAAATTAAACTTAATGTTTTTCTTTATATAATTAGAGATTATGCTGTTTGTATTGTTATCATTAAACGCTTGATCATCATCAAAAATAGATAGTTGTCCAGTAGAGGCTAAAAGTTGTCCAACAGGCAAAGATGTATTTCCAAGATCCGATAAAGCCTTACGAACACTATAATCAATAGCCTTATCTGATATGTCAACCACAAGTCTTGGAGACATTTCAATTAAATCAAACGTAGAGTCAAACTTGTTCATTGTTTCTACTACTACTCTAATTCCACGTAAGTATGAAAATTCTCTGTATACCGTTTTTCCAGTAACATTATTATTAAAAGAAATAGGAGATGTTAGGTCTGTTACAAAATTTGTTTGATTGGTAATTGTTTCAGAACCCAACTTCCAATTATATTCTGGAGTAAATGTTTCATACTCAGAAGTTGTTGAATTCCAAATATGAAATTGCCCACGATCTGCATCGTTTTCAATAACAAGATAAGCATAACCATTAATTGATTCTGTAGGAAGCAATGATTCTGAAGATAATGTTTCAGCAAAAACAAAAGTATCTTTGTATGTTTCAGGAATAATTAATCCGTATTGAAGTTCAACATATCCATCTGAACCAATAATCTGAGATCCGTCTTCTCTTAAATCGTTTTCTGTAAAAACATAAGCGTCTGTCCAATTATTATCTTCTAAATACTGAACTCTCCATCTTGCTGGAGTTGTTCTGTTTGCTGTTCCAAACAACGGATCTGCTATTGATCCCGTAGGTGTGGTAAAAGGTCCTTGATCAATATCTCCAACGTTTGTTTGCATTTTTATAATAAGCCTATTGGCTGGAACCTTATCTTTATACACAACAAATGGAACTGCATCATTAATATAGTAAACACCATTAGAAACAATATTTGATATGCCATACTCAACACCATTTTCAGTTCTATAAGATGTCCAATATTTAAATTCATCATCTCTTGATGGCATATAGTATCTTGGTCTTTGTGCTAATTGAGCACCTGAGTTTGCAAGATATTTTCCACCTATAAACAATGGCTTATTGATTCCAGACCTTGGTCTAAATGGTTTTAAGCAATCTTCTAAAGAATAAATTGTTTTAAGTTTATCTTTTATTGAAGTAAATAATTGTGGAACATTTGCATTTGTAAAGCCACCATCAATAACAACATCTGCATCTGTTGCTCCAGTGTAATAATTACCAGAATCAAGTTGATCAAAATCTAATGGTAATGTAAGAAATTGTGCCTCTGCTCCTGAAGGTCTATATCTGTAGTTTCCAAGTTTATATATATTGTCTGGCATATTCATATTCCACTCAGCCAAGATTAATGACTTAGTTTGAATTGTTGCCGATGTCTCTAAGTGAGACTTTAATTCTTCACTTACAAACACTCTATACTTCTTCCAGAGTTACCGAAATATTCCAAAAATCAAAATTATTTCCACCACGCTTTACAACAGAATAATTAAAGTTAGCAAAATAAACTTGAACTATCTGATTATATTGTGCAAGGTGCCCATAGGCTGCATTATCTTTTCCAAAATTACTATACTTGTCATAAGCAAGATACATCCAAAATGGTCCCTTGTGATTTTCATACCAGTCTAAAAGTTCTACACCACCAGCACCACCGTCTGCAGTAAATTCTTGTGTTTGATTTTCATATGGAGACCCACCATTGTTTACATTAAAGGCGGGATTTTGAAAATATTGTCTAGATGGAAGCATATCCCAAGACATAGATATTGTAAGTTTATCTGCAATATGATAAGAGCGCATACGTCCATTAATTGTTCTTTGACGTTGTTCTATTCTTTCTTGATTAAATCCTATTTCTCCACGGTTGTGATCTGAAAGTATTAAGAACTGGTCAAGGAGTGCCGTAGGAGCCTCTGCAGGGGTGTCTGCGCCTATTTCATATCCAGTTGGTACATAGAACCCATCTACTAAAGTTCCTGGATTTTCAGACCAAAGAATGGCTTGAGGTCTTTGGTATCTACGTCTACCAGTTAGGTATGCCTGTGTTGCCATTATCTTTGTCCCCTAATTCTTTGTGCATCTACCCGCTTTATTTCTGTCATAACTGATCTAGCAATATCACTAGGATTTGAGTTATTTCCATTAATGTTAAAGTCTAAAGTATAATTATACACTGCTGTAGAGTTATCATTAACTGATGAAGAAATATTATTAATAGGAATCTGTGCAGATGAACCAGATCCAATCATTGATGGATATTTAGACTCGTTTAACATTGAAAGCAAAGGACCAAATTCTTGAGTTGATTTTTTATTCATTACAAATTCGCCAGGTGTCAACATTGCTGGCACTGTATCTGAACCAACACGACCACCCATAGCCATGTACTTTGGCACTAGACCACCCATAGACATTGGCATAATCTTACCGCCATACATTTTTTTATCAAATGCTCCAACACTTCCAGTGCCGCTGCTACCGCTTCCACCAACTCCACCGCCAGTTGTAATTGTCCTAATTATGTGAGTTGTTGTGACTGTTCTATTAAGTGCTAAGATTCTATCTAAAACACCTTGTGCATTATTTTGAGTTTTCTTAATTTCATTTTGATATTCTATTGCTCTAACTTTTGCTAAGTTGTCTGCAAGTTCTTTATCTGCCCAAAATTGCTTTGCTTGATTATTAACAGCAAGTTCATCTGTTAATTTTGTTCTAATTTTTTGTAATTCTTCTTCTGCTTTAATAACTGTATTTTGTGCAGTAAGTAGTCTTCCTTGTTGAATTGAATAAATTTTATCTTCTTCTATACGAATTTGTGTAGTAGCAATTGATTTTTGTTGTTCTATTGCATAAATCTGTTTTTCAATTTCAAACTGTCTTTGGGCAATCTGATCTTTTGTTAATCCAGTTGCACTTCTTAGTCCACCAATTTCAGAATCTCTTGCAACCTGTAAAGCCTCAGTGCTTCTTCTTACAGAGGCTTCTGCTTCTGTGGCTCTCATTTCTTGTGCAGCCTTGGCTGCTGCTGATATATCTCCTTGGCTTAAAGCATCTGCAAGTGTAAGTTTAGATTTTTCTTGCGCTACAATATCTTGATTGATTTGAGAAATTTTACTAAGGGCTTTTTCTTGTAAGTCATACTTAGCATTAACTGCTTCTGCTGCCCTATCAATATCCCTTAATTGCTCAGACAGGACTGAAGACTCAGCCTGCAAAGTTTCAATTGGTCTGTTAAAGGTTAATTCTATATTTCTTTGTTTTTTCTCTATAGAATCTTGAATGGTTGAAATTTCTTTTTCTATTCCGCTTACTGCTTGTTGTGCAGTTTCAATTGCTGCTTCACCAGTTTTAATTGCATTTCTATATTTAGCCTCAATACTTTGTTCTACAACATCAAACATTTCTTCTGGTGATAGAGATGCTTTTTTACTTTCTGCGTTTACTTGTTTAATTAATCCAAGAAGAGTTTTCCATTGTGATGATCCAACTTTTGTTGTTGCTAAGGCTGCAGCCAATATTGGATTTTTTGCTGCTTCAAATGCTTTTCCAGTTTCCATACCTACAGACTTTAACTTAGAATATGTTTTTCTTGTATTTTCTAATTCTTTTCTTTGTGCTATTAAGTCTTCTTTTGCTTTTTGGAATGGGCTTTTTTCTTTTGTTCCGCCTGTATCTACTTCTTTAAATGGATCTGGAATAACAACATTTTTTGCTAATGCGTCAGCAACAACTCTATATTTTTCTAATTGTGCTTTAGCGGCTGCAACTTTTGCTGGATTCTTTGAAATTAAATCTTGAAAAATTGTTTCAGCAACAGATGCATTAACTAAAGACGCTCTTAACAATAACATTTTTGTATCATAATCTTTAATACCTTTACTTGCTTCAGCAAAGGCAGGACTTACATTAAGTAAAACTTTGTCCATAAGCAATAGTCCCTCAGTTCCTTTAGGTATGGTTGCTGAGATTTCTGCCATTTTTTTATTGTATTCGTCTGCTTTTATTGTTTGATTTCCAAATGCTGAAGTTAAACCAGTAAGTGTGTTTCCAAGTGCTGCAGAAGTAATATTTAATTGTTTTTGTTGTTCTTTAGTTAAAGCAATTGTTTCTGGTCCTAGAATTACTCCGCCTCTGCCACCACCAACAACTTTTCTTGTTTTTTTAATTCCATCTTCAAATGCCTTATTAAATCCTGTTGTTGTATCTTTTGCTAATTTAATTGCAGCGGCTTTTCCTTCTTCTGTAGATAAATCAAGTTGTTTAAACTTTAAAGAAACTTCTGTTTTGCCAGCCTCTTCACCTAAAGCGTCAATATATGTTTTTACAGCATCCTTTGAAAAGCCTTGACCACCAAGATCTAATGCAATAGCATTAAAGGCAATTTGTGCTTCTGATACTGTTGCATTTTTAATAGCAAGAATATCGTTTTTATATTTATCTAAAAACTCTTTG